CTGCCCTTGTTATTGCAGGTGGCGGTTGTGGTGGTAGAGCCGGTGGCGGTGCAGGTGGATATATAAACTCTTATTCTTCTGAACAATCAGGCGGTGCTACTTCAACTGCTACAAAACCTACAACAGTAAAAGGTACAAATTATACCGTAACTATTGGTGCAGGTGGTAGCGGTGCTAATTCTACAACAGTAGGAAGTAATGGTAGCAATAGTCAATTTAATAATGTAATTGGCGTTGGTGGTGGTTATGGTGGATTAGATTTAGACCCAAATGACGGAGGCTCAGGCGGTGGTGGTCGCTTTTCAGGTGGTAAATCGCGTGGCGGTGGTAATAACTTCGCACAAGGTTTTAAAGGTGGGGACAATCACTATCCCGGAGATTATCCAACTGGTGGTGGCGGTGGCGCAGGAGAAGTAGGGGAAACACCCGCAAGCTCAACCGCAGGAAGTGGAGACGGTGGAAATGGTTTAGCTAGTAATATAAGTTCATCTGTTGTAACAAGAGCAGGTGGCGGTGGCGGTGGCGCACAAACTGGCGATAGCGCAGGAAACGGTGGAACTGGTGGCGGTGGAAACGGTACTAATGGCTCTGGTAGTGCAGGTGGAAATGGTACAGTCAATACTGGTAGCGGTGGCGGTGGAGTTTCTTACGGTAGTGGTGCTACTGGTAATGGTGGAACAGGCGGAAGTGGTATAGTCATACTACGTTGGGCAACTGCTGACGCAACTATAACTATTGGTGCAGGTTTAACATCTTCAACATTGACAAGTGGCGCTGATACAATAGTGACTTTTACGGCAGGAACAGGTACAATCAGTTTTAGCTGATATAATAAAGGAGATTATGGGACATTACGCATTTATAGATAAAGATAATAAAGTAACAGAAGTTATCGTTGGTATAGACGAAACAGATACAGATACATTACCTGAGAGTTTTAGCTCTTGGGAAGAATGGTATGGAGATTTTAGAGGACAGACGTGCAAAAGAACTTCTTATAATACCGTTAACAACACACACAAAGAAGGCGGAACTGCTTTTAGAGGTAACTATGCAGGTATAGGTTACACTTATGATACAGATAATGATTTATTTATTTCGCCACAACCATTTCCTAGTTGGGTAAAAACAGATAATAATTGTGGGTGGCAAGCACCTGTCGATTATCCTGATGATGATAAATTTTATGTTTGGAATGAAGAAACTACATCTTGGGATTTAGAGGAATAATTTATGTCAAGTGAAGTAAAAGTAGATACAATATCGGAAAAAACTTCTGCTAATGGTGTAGTCATTGACGGAGTTACTTTAAAAGATAGTAAGATTAGTGGAACAATAACTATACCCGTTTCTACTGGAACTATGGCTTTGACTTCTGATATTAGTGCGGGTGTTAGTGAAATAGATATTTGGTTAATTAATGCCGATATTACTGCTGACGCGCTCCCTATTCTTGATAGCCAAGTAACAAGAATGAGCAAGACTTTAGTAGAAAAAGTTGGTACTGGTATGTCTATAAATGGTAGTGGGCATTGGACATTCCCTAGTACAGGATATTATGAATTAAAATTTATTGGCTCAGTAGAAAATGATACAAATTCAAACGCAACCGATTTACATATAGACGCTAGTGATGATAATTTTTCTACAAGTAGTAGAATTTTTTATGCAAGATATTATGGTGGCGATAATACAAGAGTTACAATGGCGTGTGCTATGGTGGTTAAAATAACAGATGTTACAAACGATAAAGTTCAATTTGATTTTAATGAAGTAAATACAAGTACAATACACGGAGATTCTACTGAATTTGAAAGTGGATTTATTTTCACAAAGTTAAGAGAACTGTAATAAATGCAGTTTAATAAGATAATCCGAAACCTAGTTAATGAAACTTAATGTTATTCGACACCAGTTTGGTAAAGACGCTACTAATGGTTTACTTTTTATTGACGGTGTGTTCGAGTGCTATACTTTAGAAGATGAAGTCAGGGACGTAAAAGTAATGTCTGAAACTGCAATACCTTTAGGAACTTATGAAATTAAGTTTAGAAATATTGGTGGATTCGATACAAAATATACTGCTAGGTATGGCTCAACTTTTCACAAAGGAATGTTAGAGCTTCAAGATGTACCTAACTTTAAGTATATTTTAATTCATACGGGTAATACAGATTCTCACACATCAGGTTGTTTGCTTCTTGGGGAAACTCAACAAGACCTTGATAAAGGTAAAGACGGCTTTGTTGGTGGCTCAGGAGACGCATACAAAAAGATGTACCCTAAAGTCCGAGACGCTTTACTCAATGGAGAAAAGGTAACTATTGAATATTCAAACATTAACTTAGGTACTCAACTATCTAACAAGGCACAACCTGATATGATTGCACCACAAACTATACAAGAAAAACTATCTGAGATAAATGGAAATCTCATAACCCTAAATGCTAAACTTGAGGACAAGAACATAATCTAGCTTGGGGGTCTCCCATAATAATTCAATGCCCAAAATGTAATAAAGACTTATTGTATGTATCTACAACGCAGAAATTCTTATGTGGAAATAAAAAGTGTAAAGATTATAACCGTAGGCAATTCGGTGGTAGAGTAGAAGAAGAATAGGATAGATATGAAAAATAAAGAATATTGGAAATTTATATTAAGCAAGGCTTTTAGAACTGGACTTCAAAGTTCAATCTCTTTATTCCTTGCAAATCAAAGTGGAATAATTGACGCGAACTTAATTGAGCTACTGGGAGTGGCATTTCTCAGTTCGAGTCTCTCGGTCATTCAGAATGGCTTAGAGCAAAAAAATCCTAAATATACCTTTGAAGAAGGTAAGTAATGGATTGTTGTGGCAACGGTTGTTGTAGTGGTGGCTAGTTTGTGCTATCTACATTAAATTCATTATTAAGAATAACCTGCGTACTTTTTTTAATAGCACCCACTTCAATAGCATTAGCTGACCACGTTCCTACACAAACACCTTACGATATATCTATTGCTTGTGATAGTTCTAATGGAGACATAACTGTTACTTGGCAAGAGTCAGACGGCTTTGAATCCAGTCCACCTGAGCGTTACGCTATTGGTTTTGATGTTAATGAAAATGGTACGGCAGACGCTTACGCAGTTGCTAATAGTACTGGGTGGGAAACTGCATTGTCTTATAAGAGCTATGTTTTTTCTGCTAGTTATAGAGAATCAATCTTTGGAAATACACAAGGTACGTTCAATGCAAAAGTTAGAGCAGACAATGATACAGACGCAAGTTATTCTGAATGGACTTCTTCCGTTGGTGTAGCTTGTGATTATGGTGGAACAACTACAACAAGCACTACTACAAGTACTACTACAACTACTTTGCCACCTGCCGTTCCTGATGACGCGACAAATGTATCTGTAAACTATCAAGGCAAAGATGTATATTTTGCTTGGGAATATACAGAAGGAAATACCCTAGCAAAAGAGTTTCATATCAATTACAGTTACGACAATTCTATATGGGATAGGGTAGTTATTACCGATACTACTGCAAGAATATACACATTAGATTATACAAACATACAAACAGGAACTTTTTATTGGACGTTTAGTGTTTGTGGAGATATAGAAAATGGCGAGAGTTGTACTGATAGTGATAGTAATAATTTTGAAACTTACCAATATGTTGCACCAACTACAACTGTTTATGTTGCACCACCACCACCTATAACTACGACTACAACTCTTTATGTTGTTGTTATGGCAGACGGTACTGAATCAGAATATACAGAAACCGAAGTTAATGACGGAACTATTGAGCGTGACCAAGAGAGAATAGATAATGAAACTGAGTTTGGTTGCTTTATGACTAATGCACAAATAGAACGTGGGGATTGCATTATAATTATAGAAGTTTATGAAGAAGAAGATTATGAAGAAGAATACGATACCGAAGAAGAACTTTTTAATGATGTTGTTGTGGTTGATAAAGTGGAAGATGAATTTATTGAAGAAGAATTTGTTGAGCTTACTGAACAAGAAATTAAAGAACTTGAAAAAGAAATGGAGTTTGAAGTTAAAGAACTTGAACTTAAAGAACAAATTGAGTTTTTTGAATTTGATAGTGAAGAAGAAGCTAAAGAATTTGTTGAAACTTTTATTGAAATTGAGGAGTTCCTAGAAGAACTAGAGGAAATTGAAGTAGAAGAAATTGTATTTGAGGACATACCAAAAGATATAATTATAGAAATAGAAGATGAGATTATAGAAGATGAGTTGGTCGAAGAAGTATTTACAGATGAGTCAGAAGCAGAAACAGAAGTTCAAGAGCAAGTTGTTGAAGAAGAAGTAGAGCTTACAGAAGAAGAAATAAAAGTAGAAGTAGCAGAGCTTGAAGAAGTTATAGAAGAAATTATTGTTATAGATATTCCTGAAGTTACAGAAGAAGAACTTGAGGAATATACAGAAGAAGAATTAATAGATTATGAGGAAGCGAAGGAAGAAGCCATTGAAGAATTTGTTGAAGAACTTGAGACCGAAGAAGTTGTACAAATCTTGGAAGAAATTAATGATGTCGGAGTGGAAAATCTTGCAGAGGTTAGCCAAGAGGTTATTGAAGTTGTAGCACAAGTCGTTGAAGAAGTAATAACTATTGCACAAGAAGAAGTACTAACAGAAGAACAGACCGAAGTTGTTGCAGAAGTATTAGGGTTTACAGAAACAGAAGATGTACAGATAGTTGCAGAAGCAGTTAAGACTGACGAGAATGTAGCACAAGCAGTAGATGAGTTTGTAGAGAGAGCCGTAGAGTTTGCTAAGAATGATTCAGACCAAGAGTTTACACTCGCTGACGCTACCACAGAAATTGCCTTTGAGTCTTTTGTTGCTTCGCCTGTAAGTGTTATTATAGACATAGATTTAGACGCAATAAATTTAAACAATATCGCTAATGATATGACGACTGACCAAAAAGAAAAGGCACAAGAAGTAATCGTGCCGACAATTTTAGTTAGGATTGTATCGTTTGCTATGAGGAGATTTGATTGATAAATAAATTGTGGTCTTGGTTGATACAAGCAGTAAAAGAAACTCTTAACCTTGCTTGGACTTTAGTTGGATTAGTAATTGCAACACTTACATTGACAGGGCAAGCTCAACAGATAACTGCCATAGCTACTGTAATAACATTGGCAATATGGTTGTTAACGATAGGATTTAGAAAATAATGTGTACAACAACTCAGAATGATAGAGGAACGTATGTAACAATATGCAACGCTAAGTATGGTCTAATGAGTTGTGAGGAGAGTAATGAGTAACGGATATACAAACAAGGAAATGCTAGAACTTATATTGAAGAATCAAGATAGATTACACGATAGAATTGACGACATAGAAGATAAGATA